AGTAGTGGCATCCGTAAAGCCAGGAATTGCCACTTGCCCGCCACCCAAATTGAAATCATTGAACGACTGAAGGCCGGTCTTACTTGCGCCCGTGTCTTCTCCAATCGCATTGCTGCTATCAATGCTCTCAAAATCGTCTGCGCCCCCGGCCAGAGGGGTTGCGGCCAGCGCTCTTGGCCGGTTATTCGGAGCGCCGGTGGGGCTATTCAGGTTAACCAGATTCACCAACCGCGACTTCTGGTTTATCTCGCCAATGCCGGTCGCGCCTACGGTCAAATTATCGAAGGTTTCCTCTTGGTTAAAGAATTGGCTGCGGAGAATCAACTTAAATGTGTCAGGTTGGGAGCCATCCTCAACTTGCGCGCTGATGTCCACCCGCGAGGATGGGTATTTGGCCTCTACCCGCAAGGTATTCACCCCTGCGCCGGCGCTGCGGTCTTTCAAAATCAGACTTGCTTTAGTGGGCGTTGCGCCCACGACACGGCAAACGACAGCCTGCGCGCCGGAAAAGACGTTGAAAAAGGTAAAGAGCGCGTCGTCCAGATAGCTATTGGGGTCAAACCCGCCGAAACGCCGCGCATAATCAGGCCAGCTGGTCACTACTGTGGGGGTGTTGACCGGCCCCCAAGGACTGTAGCCAACGACAAAAAACGTGCTGGACGGCTGCCGTTGCACGGGCCGCGCCACTTGCGCCTGGTTCGTCAGAACGGTGACGCCCGGCAAGGTGTGTTCAATCGTAAAAGATTGCGCCATCTTACTTCTCCTTCAACGCTTTCTCGACGGCTTTTTCCGCCACTTCCGCTCCGAGAGCCAATAGTCCGCGCTCCGCGAGGCGTCTATCAAAGGCCGCCAGAACGACTGTTTTTTTTGCGCCGCAAGTTCCGTGCGCGGCCAAAACGGTGCCGTCGCTTAGAATCAACGGACGATTAAAGAGATTGGTGACTTCCTGCATAGCTCAATTAACCTCGACGCCGGGTAAATTTGGTTTATAGGGGCGCGACGGCGGCGACGGCGTGACGTTGATTATCAACTCCGAGACGGGCGTTCCGGCGGCCCTCCGGTCTGGTTCACGCCATTTGAAGCGCGTCGTAACGTGCTGCGCGTAGGCCGTCATCTGCGGCATCCGCGCTATGAATTCGTGGCCGGCCAGCGTCAGCGGGTCGAGGGTGAGCAGCACGTTGTCGGTCTCCTCCGTCTCCGGGTCAATCACCTCCGCCCGCAGCCGCAGACCGGCCAGCGCGGCGCGCACATCAGCCATCATTTTCAACAGGCCGACGCCCCCAGCCGCGCCGCGCCGCCGGGCCTTGTCGCCACGCGCATCGTCGGCGCAACCGATGACGCTGAAGGTGCAGCGATGCTCGACAATCCTCGGCTGGTCGAACGCTACGGCGACAGGCGGGCTGTAAACATCCTCGCCATCGGTGTAGGACACCAAGACGAGCGGGAAATTGGGCGAGTTCTCGCGCACAAAGGCCCGCAACGTCTCGGCGTCCAACTCCCCGCCGTAGAACCCCAGAGTTTTCAAATAACCGCCTTCGCTCGTCTTCAAGGGCGTCAGCGCGGCGCAGATGCCGTCCTCGATGCCGCCCACGAATTCGTCAAACTCAAGCTGTCGCATACGGTTTTGGGTCTTGGGCCTTTGGTCTTGGGCAGCGGTCAAAGGCCCAAGACCCAAAACCAAAGACCAAAGACCATCACAGCCGCGCGACGTGCCGCTTGAAGATAGCGGCGAGGGCGTCGTAATCCTCGTCCTGAAACATCAGGAAAGGCCGCGCCGGTGTCTTGCTGTGGCCGCGCCCCGCGCCGCCCGGATAGCCGAAGTGCTGGCGCGGGCCGTAGATGACGTTGGTGCCGATTTCCACGCCGGGCGCGCTCACCAGCCGGAACGACATCGAGTTTTTCAACCGCGCGGTGTCAATCAGGATTTGCGCCCCGCCGCGCCCGCGTCCTGTGCGGCGTCGTTGCAACGTGGCCGCCGCCAGCTTTTGCCACTTCTGCGGGCGTCCCTGCGCCCGGAAGTTCCGCTCAATCGAGCCGAGCATGTACGCGCCCGCCGCCTTCAGCGGACGCTCCACCTGCCGCGTGTCGGTGGCGAGTTCGCCAATGCGCCGGATGACGCGCTCAAGTCCTGTAATGCCTTCGCTCATGTTGTTCATCAATCGTCAATAGTAGAGACGCGATGCATCGCGTCTCTACGCCACGATTGACGACTCACGATTTCAAAACCCGCTCAACTTATCGTCCGTGAAAACCGGACTCGTGTTACCCTTCAAAACCCTGTCAGGGCTGGCCGGATTCGTTGTCGTTTCCTCAGCCGCCGGCACGTCGAGCGCGGCCTTGCCCTGCTGCACGTCGGTCAGGAATTTCACCGCTGCGTCGTGCGCGTCCTTGCGGACTTTGTACTCGCCTTCGGTGTCTTTGGCCCGCGATTTGAACAGGTGAAAGACGGCCAAATCCAAGCAGACGGCTTGCACTTTCGGCGTCACCGGCACGGGCAGCGCGTAGCGCGTCCGGGCGTAACCCTCGAACGTCCCGACCGCGAACGCCAGCGCTTTTTCAACCCGGCGGGCGTTGAGCAACCCGCTCCCGTCGTCGTCGGTAAGTTGGACGAGCCGGTCAATACCCAACTCATCTTCGAGGTCTTGCTGAGTCAAATAGCTCATTGTCCGATTGCGGATTGTGGCATGCGGAGTTTGGATTGAAAGAAACGTGCCTCCTGCTTCCCGCTTCCTGCCTCCTGCCTCCTGCCTCCTGCCTCCTGCGACCAGTTGTAGGCGGCGGCCCCGAAGTGGATGCCGCCACCGATGTAGCGCATCACGCGGGCGGCGCGCGGGTGTTTTTTTTCGAGCCACAGCGTCAACGCATAGACGCCGCCGGCCACGCCCCAATACACCGCTTTGCGCGTCGCGCCCTGTAACAGCGGGTTGCGCTCGACAAACCCGCGCCGCAACGCCTGTTCGGTGCTGACGTAATCCGCCGCCACGCCGCCCCAATACACGGACGACGAAACCACGAACTGTCGCTTGTCAAATGTGGGCGCAGGTGAGGCCGCGCTCTGCGCCCGCGCCGCCAACGGCGCTATCACTCCCAACAACACAATAGCCAACCAACGTCGCATCACTTCACCTCTTCCACCAGCTTCGCGCCGCCCGGCCTGTCGAGCCACGCCACGACCAACGGGTCGTTCGTAATTTCGCCTTGCCGGTAAATGTCAAGCTGCTGCACTAGAATGCGCGCCCAGCGCGCCGGGGCCGGCACAGCGGCGGGAGGCGGGTTTCCCTCTGTCTCCCCATCTCCCTTTCTCCCCGTCTCCCTGGTTACCTTCGTTGCCATCGTCGCCTCCTTACTGCTTGACGGTCATCACCACGACGGACTTGGCGAATTGCATTCGCGGGCCGCCGTAGAAGCCGCCCGTGAGTTCGATACGCGGGTTTTTGCCCGCGCCCAAGTCGGCCATGCTGACCGCCGCGCTGCCGCGATTCGATTGGCCGTTGACCTCGATGAAGGCGAACATGCCCGGCGCGGCTTGCCCGGCGCGGTTGAGCCGGTGAGGCGTCGGCGTCAGGCAAAAATCGCCCACTTTCTGGCCCGCCGGACGGCGGCCCGGAATGGCGATTTTGCCGTCCGGGATGAACAGCTCGAAGTCGCCGTCCAGTTTGTAATAGCCCTCGTCATAGACTTCGAGCATGGGCAGGCCGCGCGCGCCCAACAGCTTGTTCATCTCGCCGAGGTCCGAAGGCGTGTTGCGGAAATTCTCGGCGCGGAAACCGGCCAGGTCGTTGGCGTTGGCGTTTTCCAGCAACCAGTTGGCGGTGGTTTGGTTGAGATAGGCTTTCGCGCCCTGAATGGTCGCGCCCGTGCCGCGAAAGAGCAGCTTGACCTGATTGAAATCGTGGAGCGGGCGCGCGGTGGCGACCGTATCCCAATCCACCGCCGCATCGTAGGTCTGCACCGGGAACGTCTCGCTCACCTTGACGCCGTTTTCGTCAATGGCGAAGCCGCCAAAGAGCGCTTGCCAGCGCAGCCATTCGGCGCGGATTTTGTTTTTGTCCATGCGGGCCTTGAGCGTGCGCCCGACGAGCGTGGTCAAGTCCACCATCCCGCCGAGCGTGCCGAGTTCGCGGGCGCGCAGCAGTTCGTTTTCGCGGATAACATCGGTTTCTTTGAAGTGCAGCGGTTCGTAGCGATGCGTCTTCGAGCCGGGGCGCGCGGCCTGTTTGGGGTCTGTGCCGGGATTGTGCGCGGCGGTCATGCCCAGTTCGTGGTCGAGTTCGTCCCACTCCACGAACGTCGTTTCGGTGTCCATGAAGGGCAGAATTTCCTCGCCCTTGAACATATCGGACGGAATCTCGTAATCGCGCACTACCTCGTTGAGCGACTCGTTCGTCGGGAAGCGATAGGTTATTGCCATTGTTTCTCCTCTGACATCTGAAATCTCAAATCTGAAATCTCAAATCTAAAACTTGAAAATGCCCGCGACGGCGCTGACGCCGCCGAGTTCCGTCTTGGCCGTGCCGTCCAGCCCGCTCAGGTCCGCTTCGACCAACAAACCGCCGATGATGGCCGGGATGGGCGTGTCGCCCACGCCGTCGCTCGCTTCGTCGGCAATGAACTTGGCGACCTGCGAACCATCGCTGCCCAAGACCGCCGCGCCCGCCGCCACCGCGACGGCGGCGTTGCCCGTCAGCGTGATGATGTTGGTCGTCGTGTTGACGCCGCCCGGCGCAATCGTGCCGATGGTCGCGCCGGCGGCATTTTTCAGCACATCGCCCGGCGTGAACACGGAGGCGTCGGCCACTTGGCCCGTCGTACTGTTGGTGGCGAAACCTGCGCCGGCGGCCAGTGCATGAGTGCGCCGCCGGGCCAGGCCCGTCGCCGTGATGAGGCCGCACACCGCGCCGCGCGCGACCGCGAAACCGGCGGCAATCGTGGCGTTGACCAAAATCACCAAGTCTTCTCTCAGCGCGGCCAGCGACTTACGCGCCGGGTCTGTTCTGACTAAAGTAGTTGGCATTATTTGTCACCTCCGTCTTTTGTCTGCGGCAGGCCCGCCGCTTTTCGCAACGCGGCCACCTCGCCCGGATTGGCGAAGTTGGACGTGCCGTCTTCGGCCAGATTCGAGAATCTCTCGCCGAACTGGACGAACGGGCCGAGACCGCCAAGAAAGCCCTTGAACCACTCAAGCTGCGATTGCTCGCGCTTGGTCTCGGTCTTCACGCCGTCTTTCTCGCTGAATTCGATGGTCGTCACTTTGGCGTCGCTGCCGGAGAGCGAGACCATAAACTCCACGACGCCCATCTGCCTGAAGGCCGGGGGGAACTTAGCCGCGCCCAACTTCTCGCAGAAAGACTCAATTTCGACGCGCGTGGCGTGGCCGTTCTGTGCGGCGACCTGCTGTTTCAGGGCGTCGGTTTCGGCGACGGCGGCCTGTAGCTTCTCCGTGAAATCCGCCGTCAGCCTCTCGGTGGCCGCCGCGACCGCCTCGTCGGCAATGCGCTTGGCGTTGGCGTCGGCCTCGCTGAAGTTGGCCGGGGCCGGCGAGGGCGTCGGAGGGCCGCCGCCGAGAATCTTTTTCAGCCATTCTCCGGCTGTCATTCGTTCGTCTTTTTCGCTCATTGTGTCCTCACTGAAAGAGACTGTGACGGTGGGCGCGACGCCCGCCGCATGAAATTGGATAGGCCGCAAGCCCTTGACCGCCGGCGGCTGCGCGCCCAAAAATCCGACGTGGCGCAAGGCCGGCCCGTCGGCGTTGAGGTAAAAACTGGCGGAACGCTTCTTGAATTTGCCCGCCGCGACCATCGCCTCGAAGTCGTCGTCCGTGTCCGCAAACTGCGCCCACAAACTGCCGTCCTCGAATTTCAAAGCCGACACCCAGCCGAAAGCTGGGCCGTTTTCTTCAGGATGGCCGATAACCGCCGGCGCTTCGTGGGCTTCCGGGTGATAGGATTTGACGACCTGCTCGAAGAACGCGGCGTCCAGATTGCGCGGACGGCCCTCGCTGTCCGGCCACGTCCCCTCGCGGCAAATCTCTATCCATTGATTGCCAAAGCCCCGTTGCGCCATACTCCGCTCAAAAATTGTATGCAATAGAAAAAGCCCGCCGGTTCTTTCTCAGAACCAACGGGCTTCTCACGAGCCTCTAAAATTGCGTTACATTGAAGGGCCTCTCGCGGGCCTCGCTACTGTCCTTATATTATAAGGAGCGAAAAATGTAAACCCTAACCGGCGGTAACGCTTGTCCGCGCCACCAGTTCGAGCCGCACGTCCGGCGCGCTCCATCGCTTTAAGGGCAAAGTGATTTTTGCCAGCCGCTTGCACTTGCGGCACACCATCTCCACGTCGGCCCGTGACTCCGGGCCGGCGCGAAACAACAGGGCATTACAGGAATTGCAACGAACGTCGTGCATGTTCAGGTCTGCGCTTGCATTTAACACGCGCCAGAAACGCGCCAGAATCCCCAGAATCGCCCGGACGGGGTAATCGCAAGACGGGACGGCTACTTTCAACCTGGGGCAAATATGCGCGAAATATGCTCAGGCGGCTTGGGCAGCCTCGACGCGCTCGAACTGAATGCCGTTGTCGCCCGGATAGGGCGCGGTGTGGCCGTTGCGTCCGAGCCAGATTTCATCAGGGATGCCGCCGGGAAAGGCCGGGCAAGTGCGGTCAAGTTGGTAATGAGCGCAGAAAGTACACACCGAACTAAAGAGCGGCTGGCGACTACGCGCTATGGCCGTCCGGTATTGCTCTTTAATTTGCGCTATTGTTTCCATCCTCACAACCGTATCTGCTTATACCGCATTCCGTACTTTTTCGCAATCTTTTTCCAAATCAGGTGGCGTCCCAAGTCTTCGGCCTTATCCAATGTCAGCGCCGAACGCAACAAACGTGGCCGCATATCGGTCTCGAATTGCCGCGAGTAGCGTTCGTGGTCGCCGATAATGTTTCTCAACAATTCCATCGTCCACCTTCCCTGTGGCGGACGCAACGAATATAAGTAACGCCGCGTGGCGACAAAAGTTTCAGCTTCGTTCTCCTCCACCGACTGAATGATGTCGTCCAAACTGAACGACTCGAAATTAAAATCGCCCTCCGGCGGATGCCAATGGATAGTCGAGCCGCCGTTTACTTTCGGCACATCTTTGTCCGGGGTCTTGACCCCCTCGGCATCGCCCCGTACTGCCCGCACGAAACGCCCCTTCGCGTCAAAGATGTGCATCACCTCTTCAGTTGGTTGAGCGCGTTGAAACTCGCGGGCGCTCTCTATAATCCGGGCCGGCGGCTTGTAATTGCGGTCAGGCTTGGTGAGCCGTTGCAGTTCCTCCAAGTATTCCGCGTCGGAACCGGGTTCGGCCTTTGTGCTGCGGCTTTGACGGGCGCGTTCCGCCGCCGCTTCAATCGTCTCGCGCAAACCCGCCTGACGCGGCACGCCCTTGAACTTGCCGCCGCTCAGGTTATGCACCTGCATCCCGTCGGACGCGGCCACCGGAACGCCGTCGTCGTTGTAGGCCAGTTGGTAGTGGCCGCTCGGATTGGCCGGCGTGAAGCTATCCGGGGGAGTCGCTGTGGCCGAAACCGAACAGCGGCAGTTGGAGGCGAAAATGCCCTCTGCTACAATCCATCCGCCTTCAGTTTGGAAATCGAAAACATGACCGCAAAAATCGAAGTGCCGAATCTGGATAATCTCATCAGCCGCTATGAGAGTGGAATATCCATTCTGCAACTCAGCCGCGAACTCGGCTTCTCGCGCCCCGTTATCACCCGCGCCTTGCGTGCGTCTGGCCTCCAATTGCGAAGCCCATCCGACCAAGAGAAGATTAAATGGCGAAGACTCAAGCACGTCCCTATGGCTGTCGCCCGGCAGTGCGGCGCGGCTTGGCAGGCGCGGCGCGGCAGCCAAGATACTTTTGACACCAAGGCCAAACGCGCTGAGTCCCATTTCCTCAGCAAATGCCGCGTTCACCGCTTTGAGGATGTTGTTTTGACTGCCATCCAGTCCGTCGGGCTGGATGCTGTTTCGCAATTTCCCGTTGGGGGCTACAACCTCGACATAGCCATTCCCAAACATGGCATCGCGGTGGAAGTCGTTTGGAGTAACTGGAAACCGTGCCAGATTGCCAACATTCACGAGCGCACGGAATACTTGCTCGACTGTCAATGGGCTGTCATTTATGTTTTCTTGTGGCGCAAAGACATTGGATTGCTTCGCCCGCGCAACCCTGATGGAACTTTTGCCCCGCCTGTCCGCCTGCAACCCTGGTTTTCTCCCGCCAAGATAGCTCAATACATAATTTCCCTGACCGAGCGATTGCGCCGCAACGAAGCCCTCGGCGGTAAGTATCGGGTGATTAGCGGTAACGCGCACCCGATTCCCGCTCCGAGTGGTTATCTCAACGGCTTTCCCGTCATACCATGAGCGAAAGCCGAGTTGGAATCTACCTTGAATTTTCGTGCCAGGCAGAAAGCAGTTGAAGCCCCAAGGGGGATAGTGTTCGTCCCAGAACGGGTCGTTGGCCGGTTTGATGAGTCCGTCAAGGGCGGCATGGGCCGGGCGCGTGCGGTCATCCAGTACGGCGTGATACTCCCAATAAGGCAAATCATCGGCCACGTCTTCCAGCCCGCGCCGCCGGCCCACGCCGTAGGCCATCTGCATGTTCGTTCTGAAAATCGTCTCCAGATGGAAGTCGCCTAACATGCGATGGCCGGCCCCGTCGAGGATGCCCTTGAAACGCTTAATGACGGTGGCCTGCGGCGTGCCGTTTTCCAGCGCGACGGCCAGTTCGTCGCGGAAGGCCGTCAGCACGTCCTGGCGGTAGATGCCGCCCACGGTGAAAGCCGCGCTCTGCGCGTCATGGCGCAGGTCGCCAAACTCTTTCTTGGTGACGATTTTCTTGCTTCTGAAATACTTCAGGGCTTCTTCCGGCGGCACGTTGAAGCGCAATTTGAGAGGCCCGGCGGTCATTTTCGGCGGCGGGTCGCCTTCAGCTAGTTCAACACGGCCCGTTTCCTCGCGGACGTGCGCCAGGCCGAGTAGATATGCGGCCAGCAGAGCGTCGCCCAACTCCAGTCCAAGCTGCGTCCAATCGTCGCCCAGATTGTCAAAGACCGCAGCCGGAAACTCCAGCTTTCCCGATTGCTCAAGCGCGGCAATGACCGCGCCTAAAATCCGGTCATAGAGGGGCGCAACCGTCGAAAGCGCGCCGTCTTCGAGGCCGATGGTGTCGGCGATTTTAGAGTTTTTTTTTGCGCTTCGGCGAAGTCCGCCGCCTCCGCGTCGCGTTGGCTGACCTTCGATTCCTGTTGCTGCGTCGGCGGTTCGATGATGTCCTCGCCCTCCGCGGGCATCGGAATCTGGAAGGTCTGATAGACGTAATCCTTCGGAATCTGGACGCGCATCTGCCAGAGGCGTTGCAGCCAGTTGATGGCGCTGTTGAGGTCTGCGCCGGGGTCGTACTGAATCGCCCAGACCGGCGGACGCGCGACAGGGCCGTGATTCAATAACACCAACGGCCAGACGAGGCGCGTGTTGACAGCCAGCATCAGCGATTTGGCGTCGGCCTCGATTTTCTCGGCGCGGACTTCCTGATGCACGTCGCCGAGCGCGCGCGAGCCGCCGCCTTCCGAGCCGCGACTGGTGAGCGTCTGGCCCAGGATGGCGCGGGCGATTTCGTTGTTGGAGAAATCGTCCACAAACGCCTGCGGCGCGTCGCCGATGGGCCGCACCTGCTCGAACGCCTCGATGAGAAACTTCTTGGGCAACGCCGCCACGGATTCTTCCTGCACGGCGCGGGCCGCGTCCAAGGCGGTCTGTTGCTCGTCTTGGGGCGCGCCGTCGTTGTAGCGGGCGACTACCGAGCCAGCCCCCTTTTCGATGTACCTGAGCCACGTCTTCACCCCCGCGCGCTTGAACCACGACGGCCAAAAGACCTTTCGCAGCAAGGGCGAACCCCAGCGATTGTTATAGCGCGGGCGATAGGTGTGGACAAAAAATTTGCGTTCCGGCAGCAGTCCGTCGAGCGGCACGCCCTCGGCCCAGACCACGCCCTGGCGCAGCCGCAAAGGGCCGGTCTGCGGGTAGAGGTAGGAATCGGACGAATACCCCGCCAACGCCGAATCGCCGAACGCGAACAACTGCTGCGGCTTGAATTTCACGTCCGAGACGTAGATGCGGTCGCGGCCCTCGGCAAAACAGATTTCGCCAATCGCCACGCCGCGCCCCACGGCGTCCAACGCCTCGCGCAAGAAATTATCGAACCCGAAATAATCGCCGCCGTCGCCGATTGAGGCGGCGAAGAAATCCTGCAACGTCTCGTCCACCCACTCGGCCAGCTTCGCGTCCTGCCGCTTCTCCCCGCCGGGCAATACCACGCGCGGCTTTGCCATCACGCCGTCGAGCCGCGTATCGAGCGCGGACGCAATCATCGAATCCTTCTCGGCCAGGTCGGAATAAACGGCCATCGCCAACCAAGGGTTCCACCACAGATTTTCCCACACCCACGTCGGGTCGTCCGGCGCGCCGACAAACGGCTGCCCGTAGCCATACTGCAAATACGAGCCGAGCTTGTCGCTGGCTAGGATTTCGATAAGTGGGTCGTACTTTTGTTGCATCATGGTCAAGCGCCGAAAAACATGCTGCCTTTGGAATTATCCCCCACCACCGCCGCTTTGTACGCGACCACTGAGACAGTCCAGGTGCGCGACGTAATGCCGGTTTTTTCCGCCTCTGCGACACCTCCGCTCGCCACCGTGCGGTAGCCCTCGGACACGGTGCTGTTGCCACCAGCAGAGCCTCCTGTGGTGCCGACTCGTTGGCCGTCGCTAAAGCTCTGCGCCCAAGCGCCGGGGGCGTCCCCCGACGGCCCCCAGGTATTGCAGTTGCCAACCCATAACTCCTCTACGCTGGCGGTCGTCACCTGCCCGGATTTGGGATTCGTGCCGGTGCCGTTGCCGATGGATTTTACGTCATACGCGCCCGTGGCAGCCAAGCCTTCAAACTGGCTGGCCCAGAGAGCCGCTTTAGTGCTACCCGTGCCGGTCCAGGTCAACACTATATTGCCCGTCCCAGCGTTGACGTTATGAAGCGACGCGACGCCTTGCCCCGCGTTATTTACTTCCAGGGCGTCCACCGTTAGGTTTTGGCCGTTCCAGGTGACCGTCACTCCGGTTGCGCCGCGCACTCCGAAGCCGACTATCAAACTCGCGCCCTGCGCGAGGGTCACAGAGGAAATCGTCAGCGAGCTGGCGTTGCCCTGGGCCGTGCCTTTTGCCGTGCGCGTAATCGCCATTATCCCTTCACATAACCAACCACATCCCACCGCTGGTCGGCGGCGTGATAGAGAAACGTCAGATAGTCCGTTTTGCCCGCCGGCGTAGCGGTCAGACCGGTAATATCCGCCGTAAAGCGAAAGCTGTCAACGCTGCCGGTGGTCAGAGTCAGAGTGATGCTGCCGCCGCCCGTGTTTTTCATGGCGAACACTAGAGGCTGCAACGAATACCCTGCGCCGGGCGCGCCCAACGTGCGGCTGCTGCCGGACTCCAGAGTGAAACGGGTCTGCCCTTGTGTGGCGTCAATCGCCACTGTGGCGGCATCCGTCAAGGCCACCGCCGCCTGGCCCGCAATGATGTCTCCGCTGGCTAATTCCTTGACCGTGCCCGAGTAATTAGCCAGCGGCTTTTTGAGTGCCATCCCTGTTACGCCAAGACAATCGGGTCGCCCCGCTCGAAATTAACCGACGTGGCTGAAGTCGCCACGCCGACGCGCTGCACCACGTTGCCTGTGCCGGACGGAGCAGTAGCCGTTCCCGCACCGGCGGTGGCGGCTAAAAATACGTCGCCGGGCGTCTGGCCGCTGACCGCCGTGTTCGGCCCCTCGAAATAGACGGTGGCATTGTTGCCGCTGGTCACTGCCGACAACACAAAGCCGTGCGCCGGTTTGCCGGCGGCGGTAGCGTCCGCTTTACGCACGCGGAAGGCCCCGGCGTTGTCCCAGATGTTGACGTAATCGCCGGCGGCCAGGTTTTCGCTGGCCTGGATGACCGCCGTGTCCGGGCCCAGGCCACTGGGCATCAGCGATAAATCCAGTTTGCCGGCCCCATCGAGAGCGGGGATTTTTCCGGCGTCACCGGCTCCCGCGCTGGCGACCAGCCCTTCCACTTCGGCTATCGTGCCGGCGTTGTTTTTCAAGTATTTTGCTGCCATATTGCTCCTAAAGAAGCACCGGGACACCCGGCGCGAGATAGAGAGTGTCAGGGCGTAAAGCCACCCCAACGCTCAAAGAAAAAATGCTGCCCGGACTCGCCGGCGGGATTTCCGTCAACGCTCCTGCCAGGCCCACGAAGAGAGCCGCTCCCGGCGTCCAACTCCACGACGGCTCGGTCAGCAGTCCGTGTTTCCTAACTACTACCTGCGCGCCCGTGACAGCGGCTTGTGTGCTCACCCCGGCGTAAGCTAACTCGTCGCCCGCCGACGCCGCATCGCAATACACCGCCCGCCCGTCGCTGTTCAGCCTAACGGCGCGATGCCCGCCGAGGTCTGCGCCGGCGAGGTAGGTCGCCGTTTCCACGCCCGGCGGCCCGGCGGGGCCTTGCTCCAGGACGTTACTAACCGCGACTTCGGCCACGCTCAGTTCGACCTGCGTGACCTCGGTTTCCTCTGTAACGACGAGCAAGTCACTCATAGAACTGCACCACGCGGACACGGCCCCGCCCGCGCCGTTTGGGGCTGCCCAGCGTGTCCACCGTGCGCCAGTAAAAAATCCCCTGCCGCCACTGCCAACTGTTGACCGCCAACAACGAAATCGTTGCCTCCGCGCGGCCCTCCAGGGGATTAGTCAAAACCACCGAGCCGTCCGCCGTGCTGAACACCACTTCCTGCTCGTCGCTCACCGCATTGGCCGGGCGCAAATGCAATTCCACCAGCCAGCCGGTGATGTTGTAGGGCAGTAGCGACGCCCCGGCGCGATAGAGAAACCGCGCGCGCACCGTATTAGGTTCGCCGCGCCGCAGAGTCACCAAATCGCTGCCAGCCCCCATCAATACCCTCGCGCCATCGCACTACCCAATTTGCGCCCGCCGGCCTTGAATCCCGCCGCGCCGACGTAATCCGTTACCACAACGAACCAGGCGATGGCCGTCGCCATGATTTCGTCATCGTGATAACCGGATTTTGCTTCCATTTTGTTGCCCTCTTGGACGAAGACTCTGGCCTCGTCGCAGAGATTCTGTGAACACGCCTGAAACTCACCTTCGCGCCAGGCCTTTTCCAACAACCCGAGGGCCGTGCGCTTGAGTTTGTCGGTCATCGGCAAGCCGGGCCGGGAACGCTCCATCGCTTGCCGCATCGAGACGCGCCCTTCGTCCACGTCGCGCTGGTCTTGCACCTTGAGGTATTTGTAGAGGCGATGCCCATAGCCTAAATTTTCAACTTCCAAAATGGCGGCTTCGCCCATGTTGGATTCAATCACAATGTCTGCGCCGAAATAATCGTCCGAGAGTTGGCAGCACCGCTTGGCCTGTAAATCCTGCTTTTCGTAGCCCGTCCAGCTATAAACCTGTGCGCCGGTGTGCCGGTCTATGACGACGAGGGCGGCGGGGTCTGCGCCTTCAATGCCCATCGAAGGGTCGAGCGCGACAACGTAAGAATGCCCGGCTTCGGCGGCGCGTGGCTGGCAAGCCACCCTCGTATAGCTTTGTTCAAAAACCGAGCCTCCGGTCTGGGCGAACGGGTCCACATCGTTCTCCGGGTATTCGACGCGGAATTTCTTCGCGCCCTTCTTGTCAATCTCCTGACGCCGCCAGGCGAGGAAAGCGGCCACTTCCGGGCAGCGCCAATGCGTGTGGGCGTCCACATAGCCCTGACGTTTCAGGTGAACCAAAATCGCCTCGGCGCACGCCCGCTCGGATTGCAATGGGAGGCTTTCTTTTTGGCGCGTCTCGTCGTCGTAATCGGTCACGCGCAACGCAGCGCGTTCCTCGTCAGGCAGACCGTCGAACCAGGCGAGAGATTGGCCGGACTTGAACAAATACCAACCGTCTCGGAATTCCTCGAACCTCGCGCCGGCCAGTTGATAGTTGCGATTCCACCACCACTCGAAAAAATGCGAACGGATGGTCTGCCGCTTCTTGCCCTGCGTGTATTTGCGGTGAAACCAATCGCCGACGCCTTTGGCCGTGGATTCGCCGGAGATTTTGCCGCCCTTGGCCGCGTCGCAGAGCGCGACGGCGGCGGTTTCCGGGTCGCCGCGCCAGAACGGAATCTCAGTCAGGTGAAGCCGGGTAAAGGTGTCGCCGCGCCCCTTTTCTTCTTGGCCCGGCACAACCGCCGAGACCGAAATACGCGAACCCGTAACGCCCTTGTCCGGGTCGTTGAACTCCAAATCGTAAACGCTATTGTACTTGCTGGCGGGCTTTATCTCCGGGCGCAGGTGGTCGTACATCGCTTTGATGGCGCGCATCAGCGTCCGCAGAGTGTCCGGGTCTTGCGCCACGAGGCGGACGTGATGCCCGCTTTCGATAATGGCGTCCGCCAGGTAATCAGCCGAGTAATAGGTCGTGACACCAAGCCGGCGGCACTTGAGCGTAAAGTCTTCGAGCGAAGTATCCTCACTGGCTTCTATGCTGGCTTCGAGCAATTCGACCTGCGCGTCGTTGAGGATGAAGGGCTTCAACTTATTTTTGTCGAAGGCGTCGCGGATGTGGATTTCGTTTTCAATGAACGCTTGCTTTCGCGCCGGCCAATTCTGGCGATACCATTCGAGACTGAATCGCTCCGGCTCAATCTCCAGGCCCGCCTCCCGCGCCCGCGCGTCGGCCTGCGCGACCAGCCGGTCAATTTCTTCGCCGCTAGTTGGTTTGGGCTTGCGCTGGGGCATGTTTGGCAATCAAAAAATGGTGAAACGGCTTCGCGTGTCGCTTGAAAAAAGCATAGCCCTCGGGGTCAACGCTCAGGTAATCAAGTAGCTCGCCGATGATTTTCAGTCCCACTTCCGGCAAATTGGGTTGCGCGCCCTGCACTTTCAGCTTTTCCAATTCGAGTTGCGCGCGTTTGATTTCCAATTCTTGCGCCCGGAGTTTGCGCCGCTCTTCCTCTTGCTTGACCAAAATCAGCTTAAACGGGTCGAGTTTCGAGACTTCCCGCACACCGGCCAGAAGGCGGTCTTCGATGTTGTCAATGACGACGGCATATTTGTCGCGGTCTTTCTCGCCTAAATCTTCTTGGAGTTTGCGGGCCTGGTAACGCGCCAGCCGGTAGCGTTCGGCCAGTTCGTCGCCCGCCGCTTCGCGCCAGCGTTGGAGCGAAGTGCGGGCCAGCGTCTCGCCCCACTCGGCCTCGAACGCGGCGCAGATTTCGCGGTTCGTGTAACCATCCAGGATGGCGTCAATGACAAACTGGAACTGCGCGTCGGGCAATTCCTCGACGGCAAAGTTTCGCGCCATATTAATCCACCCGCGAGACGCCTTCGTGTTCGAGGCGTCCTTCCTGAAAATCCACCCCGTTTTTGGTGAGGCGCGCGGCCAGCGCGGTTTCGAGTTCGCCCTCCGATTCGGCGTAGCGTTGCAGGAGTTTGGCTTGCCCCACGTTGTCTAACTCCTGCTCGGCGTCGCGCGGAAAAACGCGCACCAGCCCGGACGTGCGGAGATAATCCGCCTGCGCCGCCAGCCCGCGCTTGGTAAACGGAAAGTTGGCCTGGTCGAGCAACTTTTGGAGTTCGTGCAGTTCGAGCGGCTGCGGATACGCCTCGCTGAGAAAGCGCAGTATCCAGCCCCGCGCCCGTTCAGTTTGCCGGCGTTGAATTTGCTTTAGGTCTGGCATAATTGGTCGGTGACATCTGTTCGAGGGCGGCGACCCGCTCGCTGAGTTCGCGCAGGGCGTCGCTCAATTTGTCGCTGCTGTCGGCCTGGACACGCTGCATGATTCTTACGGTTTCAATAGCTTTGCGCTGCTCGACGGCGACGGACGCCACCACGTCGGCCAGTTTATGGAGCGCGGCTATTTCCTGAATCCGCACCTTGCCGCTATCGTTGGCCGCGTTCGCCAGCAGGCCGATGCTGCACGACAAGGCAGTGTCGGAATCAATCTTCTTGAGCCGCACTTTTTCCCACGTCGGCGCGAGCCGGATAGTCGTATAGAAAATCAGCCCGCACAGCATCAGCACCGGCCCGCCGACAATGAGTTGCGCCCAAGGCAAATCCATCCGTCTAGCTCCTGTCGGCCAGCATCGTCTTATAGACGAGCGTCGCCAGCGCGAAAATCTGCAACCCGGCTGCCGGAATCTGCGCCGGCGAAAAGCCGCCGGCCAGAATCTGCGACACCACGAAGGCCGTCAACGCGACGCCGAACGAAATCACAAACGCCGCCAGAGACGCACCCACGCCGGCCAGCCCGCTCGCGCCCTTGAACCACTGCGTCACGCCCACTGAGGCCAGCGCGCCGACGATGACAACGGCAAGCTGTTCCGGGCTGAAACTAAAAAATGAAATGAGTAAAATCATAGCGTTCCCTTTCTGTGTCGGGAAAGGCGCGGCGTGTCACTTGGAGGGTAAGCAGGCCGCGCCCGTTGTGCGGGCATGTACCCCGCGTTTCCCGACACTCGTTAGCCGCCCACGATTTCGGGCGGCGCAACTTCTTCTTCCGCCGGCGGCGCGTCGGGCGTGACGAAAATCGCGCTCACGTCGGCAGCGGCCTGGCGAACGGCGGCGATTTCTGCCCTCAAATCCGGCGCGCCCGGTGTGTTGGCAATGATTTCTTCCAACTCGGCGATTTTGGCTTCGAGCGCGGCCACGCGCGCTTGGCCCTCTGCTTTTTCCGCCGTGATGGAGTCTTTCAGCTCCTGGATGGACTGATTGAGTTCTGCAATTTGGTCTGCCATAGTTTTTATCGCTCCTGTTAGTTGGCAAATTAAGTACGCGAGGACTAAGCCGATGGCCCCTATCAAATACTTCATAAAAGCCTCGCAATCTCGAAGTGCATCCCATCGGGCCGGGCAGCGAAGTGGCCGCCCCAATAGAAGCCGTGCTGGTTGGCGAGCGGCACCAGTTCGCGCACCGAACCGGCGCGGCCCGCCAGCGGCGGCGTTTTGCCCAAGGGGTTCCACCCCGCATTGATGTCAAAGGCCGAACCGAAAGCGTGATTGCTCAACACCGAGCGGCTGCCGCGAATAAAGCGTGGCACATAGGACCCGGCGTAGGTCTGGACAAGGCCCAGCAAACCGGCTTTTTCCCATGCCGCCCACAACGCGCGGAGTTGCTCGACGCACAGACGATGCCAACGAATCACGCCGTCACGGTGCAGCCCCTCGATGCCGCGCAACTGTGGAATCTCGACCTTGACGATGTTCTGGGCTTCCCAATCGCCCAAAATGCGAATCGCTTCCGGGTTGCCCGGCTGCGGGGCTGGCGCAAATCCAAATGCACCAAACACGGCCTGTCGCGCCGCGGTGTTCATCAACGGCGGGAAGGCCGGACGAGACGGGAAGTTCGAGTCATTTGGCGTCATACGCGGCGCTCCGGGAAAAGCAAAAGCCCGCCGACCTGTTTTCCAGGTCAACGGGCTTCTCACGAGCCTCAAATCTGTATTCGGTTAGGGCCTCTCGCGGGCCTCTCCATGCCGCCGAGTAAATTACCGTATTATCGGCTTGATGGCAAGCGGTTTAATCAGCATCCGTCTCTCCCTGCCGCGCGCGAAAAGGGCGGCTCGTGTTTGTCCAAAATCTTCAGTAATGCTGCCGCCATGACGACTTTCTGGCGGCGATAGGGTAATTGCAGGTAGCCGGCCTCGAAGCGGCGACGCAGGTCGTCGGGCAGCCGCCCGCGCACATAGTCGTCCACCAGATTTTCCTCCAGCGCGGCGCAACGGTCATCCAGTTCGTCGTCCGCGAAGCAGCGCACGGCCAAGTCGCGCCGCTGCCGGGCCGGGGCTTCGTCCAACAGGCAAGCGATGATGTGTTCGTCGGTCATAAAATTGTTAATTGGAGATTTCCATCTACCACAACAGGACGCCGCCAACTGCCGCCGCCAACAGCACCACGGCGAACGCCAGCCGCCAGAACCGGACGCGCCGCTCGGCGGCCTGAATTTCTCCGTGCAGCCGCCACACGGACTCGAAATCCGTGCAGTCGTGATAAATCACGTCCGGCCAATCTTCATCAGCGCGAATCATAGAGCTGCCTCCTGTGAAAAAATCTCCGGCTGCGTGGGCGGCGGCGCAGACTGTTTGGCGCGTTGGTCAATGCCGAGGCGCTGTTTGACTTCCGGGACGTGGGCTACCATCTGCGCGCGTGTAATTTTGCTGTAGCCCGCCGTTTTGAGGTCGCGCGAGGCAATGATGTTCAGCAAAATGGCTATCAACGAATGGGCTTGGCGCGGTTTGAGCAGCGCCGCCGTGCCGTGTTTGTAGCGCGCTTCGAGGAATTTGCGCTGGCCTGCGGGTGACCAGCCCAAGTCGTGGAACAGAACCTGAATCGTATAGACCTGCGCGTCGCTGGCGAGGTGGATGATTTTCGCATTCGCCTCGCGCGCCTCGGCCACCGGCGAGCGGTAAAGCTGCTCTGCGTTGGGCAGCATCGGATAGCGTTGCGCCTTGCGTAGCTCGTCCAGGGCCAGGCCGATTTGCCGGTCACTCAAATCCCGCGTGGATTCCAGCGGGCGTTTCAGGCGCAACTTATAGGTCAGCCAATCGAGCCGCGCGTCGCGCGATTCGCCTTGGTCGCCCCGGTAAAATTTCTTCCACTCAATCTGCAAGGCCGCCATCAGGCTGCGGCGGCCCGTCGTCGTCTTCGTCGCTGTCGTTGCCATTTCGTGTTTGCTCCAATAAATCCACGAAAGAAAGTTGCCCGGCCAGCGCCGGGTAGTTGTGGCGGACTATCTGCGCGAGCGTGGAAAGTTCGTCCAAGGCCACGCCGCGCCAGTACTTAATGAAGTGGCGCATCTCGTCCACGTCGGCGCACCACCAATAACCGGCGGGCCGGCGGCGCGAGGATAGAATCGGCAGTTTGTGGTGGCGGCGTAGCGCGCGGATGACCGCCTTGACGCGCCGCTCGTCCAATTTGCGGCCCAGGTCGAGCTCGGCGCGGGTGCGTATCTCGCGCAGCGCGACGGGTTGTTGCGCCGTCCCGCCGAGCAGCAGATGAGCGACGAACTCCTCCACGTCGCTCAACTCGCGCCCCCCCAACGGGTCGAATACCGCCCGCTCGTACATCTCAAATTTGAATGCTTCCTGCCTCATCTGCCGATTGCGGAATGCGGAATGCGGAATGCGGGTTGAACGAAACGCGCCTACTGCTTCCTGCTTCCCGCTTCCCGCCTCCTGCTTCCCGCTTCCCGCCTCCTGCTTCCCTCATCCCTCGCACTGGCTTGCCTCGTCAGGCGCGCGGTCGCCCACCGCTGCGCGACGCGGGGTGTGCGCCCCGCGTTTCGGCCTAGTTGTCGCCTCTGAGAGCATCAATCGCAGCGTCAGCGTCGTCTGACGAGGCCCCGCGTTCGCCGCAGAAGCGAACGAAAGCCTCGTAGTGTTCTTCGAGGAAATCAGCGATGTCCATATCAGAGATAGTGTCTTGCATCAGGCGGCCACCTCCAGTTCCTGGAATTCGTCCGGCGCTTCGGCGATGTGGGGCGCGTTGGTGAGCATGTATTGGATAAAGGAGGCGCGTTCGTCGGCGTCGAGGGCCGCCGCCGTCCGCACGCCGTAGAGCCGTTCGAGCGTGGCGCGGTAGTGCGTGAAGTCAGCGCCGAAGGCGCTGTCGGTGATGTAGCCGCATTCGCGGGCGACGATTTTGATGCGCCCCAAATCCCTGCGCCGCTGTTCAGCCTCGCTCGTTACCGAGCGTTGCTCCGACGCGGCAGCCAGCGCCACGACGTTGCCGGCCTTGAGGGGATTGAAACCGGCAGCCGTCAGCGCCGCGCTGAGGGCGCGCCCGGCAGCCAGAAAATGTTCGTCCATGCCCGGCTTCTCGCCGATGGTGGCGATGCCGGTGCGCGCGAAGTCCCGCCCCTGCGCGTCAATCACCACCGCGCGATGCACCACCTGATTCAAGGGCGCGATGTAGTTGACGTAATCCTCGCTGACCGAACGCAGTTCGGGAGATTTGCGCGCCAGCGTGGTCAGCGCGTTGGGCGAGAGCCACGCCTCGTCCGGCTTATCCGGGTTGAGAAAATAGATGTCTTCTTCGCCTATCCCCAGCTTGTCAGCCAGTTCGAGCGCCCGTTTGTGTTGTGTTGCTGTGATTTCCATGAGTTCGTTGTCCTTTCCTAAGTTGTTGCGGTTAGGGGTTAGGTGTTGGGCGAAGCCGTCTCCCCTACTCCCTATCTCCCCTTCTCCCCTACTGTCTTCATCCCACCATAAGCCGCCGTCCGGCGGTCTCTATGATTTCTTCCAGTTGAATTGAGCCTTCGTTGAGGCCCTGTTGATTGCGAGTTGCCAGTTCTCTGGCGCGCGGCAGGAGCATGTCAACGTGGCGGAAATTGCCGCCCGTCACGCTGAGGATTTTGGCTACCGCCGCGTCCGTCGCTTGGTCGCCGAGCGCGCGCCGGACGATTGCCTTGAGTTCGCCGGCGGAGAGTTCCACCAGCGGATAGTGCATCGCCACGCGGCTGGAGAGTTGCGCCCGCACGTCTTCCGTCAGGCGCGAGGTGGTGAATAGCTCGTAGAGGTCTTTAGTGCCGACCAGGACGATGGGAACCCGCGCCACTTCCCAGAGGTAGCAAACCGTGCCGAGACTTTTCTCGGTCAGGTAATTGGCCTGGTCAACGAAGATGGGGCGCGGGTTGCGCTTGAGCCGCTCGGCGATGTTGTCTTCGAGGCGGGCCGTCGGCACTCTGTCGTCCAGGCGCAAATCCTGCGCCAGTTTCTGCACAAAGTAGCGCGGCGTGATATTGGCCGAACAGAGAATCTGAATCGGCGGGGTTTTCAATTCCGCCAGCGAGTATTGCTGGAGCGCGCGGCTTTTGCCGACGCCGGGACGGGCGTAAACCACTACAATCGCGTTCTCAGTAATGGCAGTGTGGCAAGCGTGGCGGAATTGCTGCCAGGCCCCGGTTTCCACAAAAGTCTGGCTGTAATCGTGCCGCGTGGTGCCTTCGACTCTTTCCCGGTAGGCGCGGATTTTTGCCTCTAACTTCGACGCGCCGCCCGGCTGCACGCCCATCCCTCCCTGCTCTTTGGGTATGAAATAGATTCTCTGTAAATAGGCGTCGAGCGTGGTTTTACTGGCGTTGATATGCTCTATGCGCTCCAGCACGCCAGTAGGTAGGTGCGGATGCTCTTTAATGAAGTTCTCCAGCCAAAGACGGAGTTCCTCATCCCACAAAGGCTGCCCGCCCACTATTTCGAGTTTAGGTTTAGTTGACATTGCAATTTGCTCCGTGTTTTTGCACTAGACAGGAAAGGGTGAACCGCGATAGCCTTATTTTGTTGTTACGGGGTTCGCCCCTTTCCTGAGTTAAGTTAATGAGAGGCTTTGATGTTAGTAGCATCGAAGCCTTTCGGCTTTTTGTTCCGGTTGCGTTCCATAATGCCCGGGTCGAGTTCGTGCAACAGGTCATAGATAAATACCATCGCCTCAGACGCTGACATCGTTTCCGCGTCGCCCAAGTAAGCCGCAGTTTTGGTTATCGCCTGCGCTACCTTTTCAGGGAAAGCGACTAAGTTTGTTGCATATTCTTCTTTGCTGATAAAAATCACCTCCTTTCTCTTTTGTCTGACTTTCTGCGCGTTTTCAAAGATTTGCCGGCGCGTGGCTTCGCGCACTTCAGAAGAGACCACGCCTATTGGTTGAGCTTGCAACACCAACCAGGCTTGCGCTCGGATAGCTTTGTAGCAAGAATTACAGAAGGCGTGCGGCTGCCGTTGGCCTTTGTAAGCGCGAAAAGCGTGCGGCTGCCTTGTATGCCCGCACATAGGGCAGACTCGCGCCCACCGCCGAATTTTAGTTGCGGTTCGTTGCTCTTTTATGACACTGGTCAATCGCGGCATCTATGCGGCTTCCTCTGCCAACTCCCCTGCGGGTGTAGCGTAAAAGTCTCCGTTGACGGCGGGCGTCACACGCGGCACCCGACAAGGCAAATTGTTCGGTAAAATGACCCACAGCGCATCCACTTTATCGTTATAGAAAACCTCTACATGGTGGCCGAAAAACGGCGTCAGTTGCGGCGAATCGTAGTACCAATCATCCTGATAAAAAGTGAAGCCATGCACTCCGACCTCGCGCATCTGAGAACGCATCGTGAATTGGGCTTGTAAGCCCTGAAAAGCAATTTCCTGCACGATGCTCTCCGCCGTCTGAATCGGCGCGTCATCACCGAGCGCGGCGATATGCTCTTCAAACGGCGTGAAATAGGCAGTCAAAAAACTCTCCAAAATCTTGGCGCGGGTTGCGTCCATCGTTAAAAATCCTCCGTTTCCCAAGGTTCTCTAATCCGCGCCGGCTGTTTGGGCGCGGTAAAAATTTCGTCGGCAGCGGCGGCGGCGGCCACGTCTTCAGCAGTAATTTGCGGCGGGACGGCGCGCAATTTCGGCGCGGCCATCCGCGTCAACTGGTGGACGGATGCGCCCCCGCCGGCGCGGGGCGCGTCGTTGACGGCCAGCGGCAGTTCGACGGCCACCGGCTCGACGGCGCGCAACTGAGCCGCGACGCGCTCCTCGGTGGTCTCGCCGCGCGCGATGCTGGCCGCCAAGAAATTGAACTCGCGCACCTGTTTGCGTTCGTGCGCGCGGGCGCGGGCGATGGTTTCGAGCGTCTTTTTGTTGGGGTTGTTGAGGGCCGTCGGCGTGACCAGCGCGGCCTCCACGATGCGTTTGTCGGGCAGGATGCACCAGACCCGGCTGAAGTCGTTGTCGGTGTAGCGGATTTCGACCTGTGCGCCCTTGAATTCCCACATCGCGTCGTGCAAGAAATTCCAGTTTGCCTGGAACATCTGGACGCCATTTTTTCCTATTTTACGGGTCTGCGCTTTCATCAGCAGCAGCGCGAGAGCCTCGTCCGAGATTTCGTAGCGCGTCGTGTAGAGCCGGTTATATTCCTCAAAAGGAATAATCTCCGCGCCGCCCAATGTGGCGCGCGTGTGGGCCGTGTGGTTGTGTTCCAGAATCCAGCCCGACAGGTTTTCGCGGTAATCCTCCAGCGTCATAAAAGGCGACTCGCCGCGTTTGCCCTTGCGCCATTTCTCGTGTTGCGCCCACGCCTGATGCCACGCTTCGGGTTTGTTCTTGGCGTCGCGTCCGCAGTATTCAGGGGTGAAGGTATTCTGTTCCCAGTCGGAAATGTCGCGGTGAACCCGTTCGACGGCCTTCTCGCGGGCGTTGTAGCCTCGCGCCAACAGATGCTTCAAGCCCATCTCATCAACAAAGCCCACTTTCCGTTGAGTGCAAAGCACTTCTAGGCCGCCGGCAATCTTCGCCGCCTCTTTGAAAACCAGCGTCTTGCCGTCCCATGTCTGCGATTTATAATCGCGGCCCTGGTCGGTGTAGATATAGGAGTAAAAATCTTGGTCGGGCCGCGAGAGAGGTTGCGCCCCGTGCGTTTGCACACCGTTGACGTAGGCGAGTCCAATAGTGCGGCTTGAAGGCGTTAAATCCAGATGCCAGCCCCAAATCAAGTAAGTGCGGAGGTCGAGCCAGAGCGTCAACCAGGGCCTGGTCAACGCGCCATCCGGCCCCACTACCGTCACATCGCGGATGGAGTGGTCGCCGCACAAAACTTGCAGGGCTTCAAGGTTGCGGTAATCACGCGGGACGTAGGGCGCAAACTTTGAGGTGTAAGCCTTTTCGCCTTTCCAGAGCAGGGTCTTAACCGTTGCCGGGATGTCTTCGTATTTGCGATAAATCCAGGTCTCGGAAGGTATCACCCAGCCGTTGCGCCGGGCGCGTTTTTGCAGTTCGCGGTAAAGGGCGCGGGGACTGCCCCAGTTGCGGAAATTGTTATTGACCCACTCGGCGGCGGCTGGCGAAATTTCGGCTCTGCGTTTATCGGCAGTTGTAACTTTAGGAAGGGAACGCAGGAAGGCGCAGAGGCCGTCTTTCTTGAACTTTCGCAGCCATCCGTCGAGAGTAAAGGGGCTAGGGCATTGCGCCCTGTGGGGTTCGTGAGCAAGCAGAAGGGTATCCGAACACGCTGCCTGCCGGCACAGCGCGTGGACGGCG